TTCGATAAGTACAACCCCGAAACCTGGTGGTGGCTGGCAACTCCTGAATCTGCTCCTCCGCACGACAAGGATTGGTGGACCCTTTGCGTTTCGCCGTCCGGCTACATCGACGGCGGCAGCTGCAACAACTTCGACTTCGGCGTCCGCCCGTTTTATATCTTCAAATCTTCTATCTTTGAATCTTTTGAGGAGTAACATATGGCCGAAAACGATCTGAAGGTAATTGTCAAAGCAAAAGAGCTTGCGGTGCATACCTTCAAACTGACATCCAACTGCAACCGGTATCCGAAAAAGTACCGGCATTCCCTGGTAGATCGGATGCAGATCCGAAGTCTGGAAATCTATGAGACCCTGCTGGAAGCGAACCGCATCAATAATGTGACCCATAAGTGGCAGCGGTGCGATGCGATAACCAAGGTAATTACCCTATGCGATGAGCTGCTGTTTTACATAGAGCTGTCTATGAACCTGGAGCTGCTGAATGACAAGTCCACGGCATACTGGTCAAAGATGGTGACGGATGTAAAGTATATGGCCATCGCGTGGAGGACAAAGGAAAGAAAATAATTTCAATCAGGCTGTGCGTTGTATTTTCTTTGCGTTTCGCCGTCCGGCTACATCAACAACGACAACTACAACAACAACGACAACGGCGTCCGCCCGTACTGGTAAACAGTTCGACAGAGTAGGCAGTAAGCCGAAATCAATACACCTTATCAAAAGAACGCACAACCTTTCCGTAAGGATAAACAAAAAGGGGCTGGCTGCATGACCGACTTCGAGAAAGTGATTGACTTTAACAATATGTACAGAGCCTTCCGCAGGGCAAAATCCGGGAAGGGATACAAGAAAAGCTCTGCAAGATTTAATATTGCTGCACTGGACGGTGTCCATGCTCTGATCCATCAGCTGAAGACCAAAGAATACCGGGTATCACCGTATTCGGAGTTCCGGGTCTATGAGCCGAAGGAACGTATTATACAGACAACATCTTTCAAGGACAAGGTCGTGCAGCACAGCTTGTGCGATAACGTAATCATGCCCCGGCTGGAAAGGGTATTCATCTACGACAACTGCGCCGGACAGAGAAGGAAAGGTACCTTATTCGGCCTGGACAGGCTCAGTGAGCAGATGCTTACATTTTATGAGCGGTACGGTCACAACGGCTATATTCTAAAATGTGATATCCGGAAGTTCTTCTACAGCATTTCTCATGAACAGCTGAAGGATATCGTAGCCTACCATTTTGGCTATGATCCGGATGTATGCTGGCTCTGTAATCTGTACATTGACAGCACAGATGGGAAAGGTATTCCACTGGGCAATCAGATCAACCAGGGATTTGCCCTGCTTTATCTGGATGGTATGGATAAGCTGATCAAGCATGAGCTGGGGATTGAATATTACGGCAGGTATATGGACGACTTCTGGCTGATCCATCCCAGTAAGGATTATCTGAAATACTGCCTGGATGTGATCACGGCCTATCTGGAGACGTTGGATCTGAAACTGAACGGGAAGACACAGATATTTCCATTCAAAAACGGTGTCAGTTACCTGGGGTTTCATACATACATCACCGCAGACGGCAAGCCGATCCGGAAACTGAAGAACCAGAATAAGCGCAATGCCCAGAAGAAATTCCGGAGAATGGCGAAGCTGGTTGCAGATGGGAAGTTGCCGAAAGAGAAGTTTGATGCTTCTTATGGGGCATGGAAGAATCACATATCCCATGGGAATTGTTATCGGCTAGGTTTGGAGATGGACAGATTAATTAAGGAGATTTGAAATGGATTTTAAACCATCTTGCTTTATTCAGTTGCTTCAGATTGCGTTTATAGTGCTGAGGCTTTGCGAAATTATCGACTGGAGATGGATCTGGGTGCTGAGCCCCTTCTGGATCTATGTGATGATAGTAGTCGCAGTACATAATATACTGGGTAGATGAAAACGGGAGTGATGCGTAATGCTCAATCATATTACAATTATGGGCCGTCTCGTTCGTGATCCTGAGCTGCGGAGAACCGGCAATGGCATCGCCGTTACCAGCTTCACTGTTGCTGTAGACAGGGATTTTGCCCAAGACGGCAAGAAAGAGACGGATTTCATCGACTGCGTTGCATGGCGGCAGACCGGTGAATTTGTCTCCAAGTATTTCAGAAAAGGCAGCATGATCGTCGTCAAAGGAAGGCTCCAGATCCGAAACTGGACTGACAAGGACGGCAACAAGCGCAAGACGGCGGAGGTCGTTGCGGATAACTGCTATTTCGGAGGTAGTAAGAGCGATTCTGACTGCGGTGTCAATAACAATTCCGGCTACACCAATAACAATAATGGGTATGGTAGTAACGGAAATGTTTATGGCAATAACGGTGCCGACTACAGCGGGTACGCCGGAGGCTATGACAATAGCTATGGCGGCGGCAATTACTCCCCCCCTCAGTATGGTAGCAACTATGGAATTATCGAGGACGACGACGCTCAGTTGCCTTTTGATATGTAAGGAAGGAGGTCTGCGCTGTGGCTGAAAAACATCCCTGTGAGGGCTGTAGTTACTTTGGCGGGCGCTGGGAATTTGCAAAAACTTGCAATTATCTTTTGCTCACAGGCCGGCGCAGGCCGTGTCCTACAGGAAAGGAATGTATCGTGCGCCGGGACGAAAAGCGATCCAACCGGCAGGCTATGACTATTAAAGCGAAAAATACGCAGAAAAATACAGAAAATATCTAGCTTTCTTCTGAATGATGGCATAGAATAGAAAAAACTGCATATTTTTAGAGCTTAGAGCCAGAACGACCCTTTACTGGGGCCGCTCTGGCTCTTTTTACATAGAAAGGAGGGCTGCGAATGGAACCGATTGCCCAGTATGTGATCCCTCTGGATCCCAGATCAAAGAAAAACTCTCACAGAATTGCCGGATGTGGCCCCCGGTGTCCGATGTGCGGTAAGTATAAAAAGCAGTTCATTCGTAACGGAAAAATCACAACGAATTATGCTGCTGGTGTAGGAACATATCTCCTCCCGAAACCCACAAAGCCCATCACGGGGCCGGTGCATCTGGTATACCGGTTGTATACCCAGACCTGGCACAGAAAAGACGATCTTAATCTGTACGCAGCACTGGATGATATTCTTGTGTCTATGGGCATTTTGAAAGACGACGACCGGAAGACGATCCGCAACCGGGACGGAAGCCGCGTCCTTTATGACAAGGAAAATCCACGGGCTGAAATCTACATTTACGAATACAGGGAGGAGGAAGATTATGGCATCCCAAAGCGGAACGAAAATGTTCACGGTTGACAAGTTCCTGGGTATCAATGAGGCCGCGGACGGCTATACGGAACTGAAAATGGGCGAAGCGTCCCACATGGAGAATTTTCTGGTAACAGACGCCTTTAACCTGACCCTGCGTCCCGGTATCCGGCGGGTGGATTTCAATCTGGAACGTGACCCGGCGCCGATCCTGGCAAGCTGGGCAGGTCACGCTGGTGAGGAAGAATACCTTGTGATCTGTGACTTCGCAGAAGGTAAGGACAGGCTGTTTCTGTATACCAGGACAGAGACCGGGGAGCATCATGTGTTCTACCGTCAGGATGGCGCTCTGGGCCTGACAGAAGCTGAGAACGCTAAGGTGAAAATCTTTACCTTTGCCGGTAAGCTCTATGTCATGAGCAGCGCAAAGACCGTGGCTTTTATGGACGGTGCTTTCCGGGAACAGGTTCCTTATGTGCCGCTGGTCATTGTCGGCGCTGCCCCTGCCGGCGGTGGTACCACACTGGAAAATCTGAACCTGCTGAGCCCATACCGGCGTATCGAGTACAGTGCCGACGGTGAAGCGACGGATTATGTACTTCCGGAAGAAAGCCGCAGCGTGGTGTCCGTAAAGGTGGACAACGTTGGCTTGATTTTGAACGAAGCTGGTACTTTCGATGCTGCGACGCATACTTTCAAATTCAACACAGCGCCGGTGAAGGGCGTGGGCAATGTGGAATTTACCTACGACACGGATGCCAGACTTGCAGAGGAAAACCGGATGCAGATCATCAACTGCCCTCTGGTGGAAGCTTACAACGGTTCCACGGACACCCGGCTGTTTGTTGCCGGTGACGGCACAAACATGTGCTATTACTCCGGTGTGACCCAGTCCGGCGAAGCAACGGCGATGTACTTCCCGGCTATGAATGAGGTAGCTGTGGATATGTCCGATTCTCCGGTTACCGGCCTTGTGCGTCACTACAGCAAAATGCTGGTATTCAAGCCCGACGGCACATACACCATCAGCTATGAGCCGGTGACCCTGGTGGACGGCAACACCATTGCAGGCTTCTTCCTGCGCTCTGCAAACCGTGAATTCGGCAATGACATTCTGGGACAGGTGCAGACCGTCAACAACTATCCCCGGACCATCACCAAGAAGGGCATCTATGAATGGCGCATCACTTCCAGCTATTATAAAGACGAGCGATACGCCCAGCGGATCTCTGATAAGGTGGAAACCTTCCTGCGTGGTGCAGATATCGATAAAATCGTCACCTGTGATGATAACCACCGCAAGACCTATTATGTCTTCCTGAACGATTCCAAGGGCACGGTACTGGTGAATCGGTACGACCTGGGCCGGGACGGTGTCTGGTGTGTCTACCGCTCTAACCTGTGCCGCAACGTCAGCAGGGCCATGATGCACGAAGGTGACATGATCTTCGTCAGTGAAACGGAAGCTTTCTATTTCGATGAATCCATGACCAGAGATGCAGCACTGGTCAGCGGCGGCGATCCCCAGCAGATCAAGGCTGTGTGGGAATCCGGCTTTATGCACTTCGGCGCGGACTTCAAGCGGAAGTACAGCAGCATCATTTATGTTTCCGTGCTGCCGCAGTTCAAGTCCAACATCATCATCACCGCAGAGACGGACAAGCGGGATGACTATATGGAGAAAACCATTGAGAACAGCGTGTTCCAGTGGAGCAACGCCAATTTCCCGGACTGGACATTTAACACAAACGACCGGCCGACCATCAACCGGGTTCGGCTGAAAGTAAAGAAATTCGTTTACTACAAGCTGATCTTCAAGGTGGAAACCGACGGTGCACAGGCTACCATTCTGGGCTTTGATCAGCAGGTTCGTTTCGCTTCCATGGCAAAGTAAGGAGGAAAATATGGTAACAGTACAGCAGGTATTTGATATGGCCATCCACCTGATGGATGAGCAGAACGAGAGCAGCGGCGAAACGGTAACTGTGGATACTCAGGAATACAAATTCCGGACAATTTCCATTCTGAATTCCGTGATTCCGGCGCTGTATCCCTATTCCGGCAATTACACCCAGAGTACCACCGGGCGGCCAAACCCCCGACAGCTGGACTGGGAGGATTATCGGAACCCGGACTTTGAACAGTCTATCCCTCTGGATGATACCCTCAGCCTTACGCTGCTGCCCTACTACCTGGCGGCGCAGCTGCTGAGTGCGGAAAACGAAGTACTTTCTGCATGGTTCCTGAACCGGTACCGGGAATCCTTTATGGATCTGAAAAGCAAAGTTCCGGCATCTTTTGAAGCAATTCCCACGCCCTACGGGCTGTTTTGAGAAAGGAGCATGAATATGGCAGAAACCAGTGCTGTGAAATATGAGCAGAACATTGACAAGATGTACGGTAACCAACAGAGAGGGCGCAGCAGTTGGGGTGAAAGCTTCCATGGCGGTTCCTCTGGTGGAAACAGCTTTGGATCCAATTACTGGGGCAGTGCATTAGGCGGCGGTTCTGGCAATGGTGGGAACAACGGCGGTTATGGCGATAGTGGGGACGGCGGTGGTTCTATGTCCCAGTTCGATTCCCATATCAATTCCATGTATGATGCAAATCTGGAGAGCATGAAAGAGACTCTGAAGTCCGGCTATGAAACTGACGTTTCCAACCTGGATGCGGAGAAAGTGGCTGCCCAGAAGGAAACAGACACCAATTTGAATCGCGCCTATGTGGAAGCCGCAAAGAAAGCAAAGAACTACAACGAAGTACAGAATGCCTACGGTCTGACTTCTGGCGCCATGGGACAGGCGCAGCTTGCAAGCGGCAACCAGCTTCAGGGGGATCTTACCGGTATCCGCAACCAGAACGCCGATGCCATGGCAGAGATCGAGCGGCAGAGAAGCATCCTTGCAAAGGAATACGCTGCGGCTATTGCGAAGGCACAGGCAGACAACGACTTCCAGCGTGCACAGATGCTTTACGAGGCAGCACAGAAGGAACAGGACAGACTGCAGCAGATCAAGCTCCAGCAGATGCAGTTCGAACAGCAGGTGGCTTTGTTCCGGATGCAGCAGGAAGAATACGGCTCCTCATCCGGCGGTGGTGGAGGCGGCTATAGCTACAGCAGATATAGCAGCACGCCTGTTGCTGAAACTCCAACACCAACCGCAACGAAACCAACTACTGTGGTCAGTAATGGAGATGGACTGCCACAGCTGGGAACGGCACGGGCGGCAATGGATCGAGGAATTGTAGCAATGACCAAATAACAGGAGGCCGGTATGGCATTTAAGGATTTATACGAGAATGCGAAGAAACAGGGGGCTGACACTGCGACCCTTAAGAAAATCGATGAAGATGCCAGAAAAGTAACAGGCGTAGGCGTAACCGATAGGGTGGTACCCAAAGTGACCACCACCCAGCCGGTGGTTAAAGTGGCTGCGAGTCAGCCTGCTACCAGCACAAGTGTGAGTCAGCCGACTGTGGAACAACCTTCTGTTTCTTCTGAGGGAACCAAGGACGCGGAAACTCAGAACGACACGCAAAATACAGAAGAAACGAAGAAAACCAGCAAAGAAATGGCGGAGGAAGCCCAGAAAGCTTATGACGACTATGTAAAATCTGACGAACACAAGAAGAAGCTGGAAGAGTCAAACCAGAAGCTGATGCAGGAGCAACTTGCTAATCAGTTGCTGGCAGGTATTGCGCCGGATCTTCAACAGCCAAAACTGGCAGCTGATGAGAAGGAACAGCAGTTGAAAGCTGCTGTTGACTACTACAAGACAAAAGCGCAGGAGGAAGAAGACGAGGTGGTCATGGTCACCGACCTGGAGGAACTGGCATCCTGGTCCGCGGAAGACCGTGCAGCTTTAGAACAGTATGTCATGAACCGGGATCAGGATTTCTATGACAATATCAATCCCTTTGTTGACAACACTTTCGGCGCGAACACAGCTTTGGGTGCATCCGGAATCATCGAAAAGTACGGCAAGCAGAGGGTTGATGAAATCGCAGAATCTCTTATCCGCAGTCAGAATAAGAAAACGACTCAGGATGTCACCACCATGGCACAGGAGGAAGCGGACAAGGGCTTTTGGGCGGGAGCCGGGCACAGTGCAGCTACCGTCCCAGCGAATCTTGTTGGCGGTATGACCGGTGTGATGGGTTACATACAGGAGCTGGGACAGCGCACCGGCCGTTACAAGACCCTTGATCCCAATAATGCGGGAAACCTTTTCAACACTTACTCCGGTGCAGTCCGGGAAACTGTGGCGCAGAACATCGAAGGGGAGAACGGAGAAAACGGGGTTGCGGGTAAGATCGGTTCTTTGGTGTATCAGGGCGGCATGTCTGCCCTGGATTCCGGCGCAAGAGCACTGACAGGCTCCACCGGCAACATGATTCTGTCCGGCATGAGCTCCTTTTCTCAGACCATGGCAGAGGCATCCCAAAAGGGTGCAACGCCAGGCCAAGCCGTGGCACTGGCTGCGACCAATGCTGCCATCGAGGCGGTTTCCGAAAAGCTTCCGCTGGACAATCTGCTGGATGCCGCCAAGGGCGGAAAGCAGACTGCAAAGCAGGTCATCGGGAACGCGCTGAAGCAGGCGGGCATTGAAGCCACCACGGAAGAAATCAGTCTGATCGGCACAACCCTGGCAGAGGCGGCGATCCTGCGGGAAAAATCCAGTTACAATCAGCAGATTCAGAAGGCTCTGGCTGATGGTAAATCCTATGTTGAAGCAAAGGCGGAGGCAGCAACAGCCCTGCTTGTGGAAGCAGTCAACACTGCTGCCGTCTCCGTAATTTCCGCCGGTATATCTTCTGGTGGTGCGTCCACATATGCAAACATTGTAAATCGTGGTGCGACACCAGAAGTTGCTCAGCAAGCTCCGCAGGAAGCCGCGCCCATGACTCAGCAGCAGGGAGACAATGCACCGGATACAACGCCTGTGCAGGCACCACAGGCGCAGCAGAACAGTGAAAGCAATTCCAATGACGTACTGCTGAAGACCATGGAGCTGATGGCGAACAACGGCGGAAAACTTTCTAACAAAGCAACAGAAAATATTCTGCACGACCCGGAAACTGTCAGTCGTATCATTCAGCAGACCGGAGAGGATATCAGCGGCACGAAATCTGAACAGCGCAGCAAACTGAAAGCAGCAATGGAACAACTGTTCTATAACCAGAATAGCGAGAGCGAAACGAGAACAGAAGTTACGGGCACAGAACAGCAGACTCAGGCGCCACAGCCTTCTCAGCAGCCTCAGACGGTACAGCCACAGGCACAGATGCCGCAGCAGCAAACTCCGGTACAGACTCAAGCAGCGGTACAGCAGGCCAGTGCGCCACAGGCGGACATGCAAATGGTCGTAAGTAATCAGTCCGCAGAGGGTGGACAGCTTATAGGCACCGGCGCGGCGGAGGCTAATTTCAGCGGGAAACCTGCCTATAATGCCACATTGTCCGCCGACAATGCCCAGACTGACCGCAGAACCGACGTGCGCGCCATGGAGCTGCCACAACAAGATGTTAACGGTGGGAATATCTCAGCAACCACGGGAAATGTTTACGGCTCCCAGAACACCCCGGATGACCTTGCAGCGGCAATGGAGGAGCCTGTTGCAAGGGGTGACTTCAGCTATGTCCGAATCTCCAATGACGAAGCCACCCAAAGGGCACAGCAGACAATTGGAGATGCCGGAAGCTGGGAAACGGCACGTGATAATTTCCGGATGGACGTTGACCGGGGAAATGCCGGTGCAGAACTGTCTGCCCGTGGAGCGCTGATTCTGAATCATGCAGCGGAAGTTTATCAGCAGGCGAAAGATTCCGGAGATGTGCAGGCAGCGACGAGAGCAAAACAGGAATGGCTTACAATCCTGTCGGATGTTCAGAAGCTGGGTACCAATACGGCACAGGGTATGCAGGCTTTGCGGATTATTCGCAATCTTATGCCCCAGGACAAAATTCAGTTTACAAGAATCGCTGTGCAGAACATGGTCAGAGATCTAGGCCTGAAGAATGATATTCAGGTGGATGAGCAGCTCCTTACAGAATACGAAAATGCCACCACAGACGAGCAGCGGGACGAGATCATGGAGAGAATCCAGCAGAACGTTGCAGATCAGATTCCTTCCACTATGCTTGATAAGTGGAACGCACTCCGTTACACCAATATGCTGGGTAATCTGAAAACCATTGGCAGAAATATCGGCGGTAACGTTGGCAACTCTCTGGCTTATCGGATAAAGGATGCAACGGGCGCGGTAATCGAAGTACTGGCCAACAAAGTGACAAATGGTAAGGTCGGCAGGACAAAGTCTGTAGTTGTCAACAGAGAATTACAGAAAGCCTGCGGAGACTTCTTCAAAGGTGTAAAAAACACGGTTGGTGCAGGCGGAAAGTACAACGGCGGAACTGACACACAAAGCGAATTCACACAGGGTGTCATGGATAAGCGACGCATATTCAAAAGCAACAGTAAAAATGACATTGTACGGAAAGTTTCCAACCTGATGTGGACACCAATGGAGGTCTACCGCAAGGGCACCAACTGGATGATGAATAACGAATACTTCGGCGACGAAGCATTCGGCAAGGCAGCCTTTACGCATGCAATGGCGGGGTATCTACAGGCAAACGGTGTAAAAACAGATGCAGACCTTCAGAACGCAGACCCGGCACTGATTGATCAAGCAATGGCATACGCAGTGAAAGAAGCCCAGGAAACGACATTCCATGATAACAGCGCACTGGCAAATGTGCTTGGAAAAGTAAAGAACGTAACTAGTATTGTCGGTGAAGGCATTATGCCGTTTACAAAAACGCCTGCCAATGTGTTGACCAGAGCAGAGGAATATTCCCCACTGGGCATCCTTAATACTGCGATCCTCAGCGCACAGAAGGCGGCAGGCAAGACAAAGCTTGCAGATGCAAACGGACGGCTTGGAAGCTGGGCGACCAGAGGCCAGGATATTACCGGCACTGATATTATCAACAGTCTTTCCAAAACACTGACTGGTACGGGAATTTTTGCGTTGGGCGCCATCTTACAGAGCCAGGGTTTCTTGACCGGCGGCCCGGACGATGACGAAGAGAAAGCAGCTTTCGACAAGGAAAACGGAATACAGAATCATGCGCTGGTACTTCCTGATGGAAGAAGCTATACCATGGACTGGTTAACACCGGAAGCGATGCCATTGTTCATGGGTGCTGCGTTTATGGAGGCCGCCAGCGACAAAAACCTGACTTTTGCAGACCTGGAACAGGTTTTTACATCCATTGCTGATCCAATGATTCAGATGTCCATGATGCAGGGCATTAACCAGAGTCTGGAAAACATCAAGTATTCCGACAACAACCTGATTCAGTTCGGCATCAACGCCGCAGTCAGCTACCTTACTCAAGGCCTGACCAATACGCTGCTGGGACAACTGGAAAGAAACACGGAGGAATACCGGCAGACAACCTTTGTTGACAAAGACAGCCAAGTTCCGGCGTGGATGCAGCGACAGCTGGGCAGCGCTTCGCAGAAGATCCCGGGGTGGGATTACCAGCAAATGGATTACGTGGACTCTTTTGGACAGAAGCAGGAAAATGTGGGCGGACTGCTGTACAATCTTGCATCCCCCGGCTATGCTGCCAAAACGGACATTGACGCGGTGGATAAGGAGCTTTACAGGCTGAACGCTTCCGGGGTGGAGGGGAATGTATTCCCCGATAAGCCACCAACAACGCTCACCTGGAAGGATACCAGTGGTACCGTTCATAAGGACTATAATCTTTCTGCGGAAGAGTACCAGAAGTTCGCAGAGATCCAGGGGCAAACCGAGAAAGAGATTCTGGATGAGGTTATCAATCACCCCAGCTTTTCCGGTATGACGGATGCTCAGAAAACCGAAATCCGGGAAAAGGTGAAAGAGTATGCCAGGGAGCAAGCCAAAAGGCAGACGCTTCCGGATTATTACAGCGAAGCACCTTCCTGGATGGCAGCCATTAAGGGCAATCCCACGGATGAAATCATCAGAAAAGCCGTTGAAGCCAGTTTTAACAGCGCATTCAGCGGAAAGCCGGATAAGACCAAAATGGAATCGGCTTACAACACATACAAAAGCCTTGCACCAGACCAGAGGAAGCAGTTCATGAACGAGGCCACCGGCGAAACAAAGAATTACATTATCGCAAAAGACGCCGGTATGAGTGAGGACGCTTTCCTCCGGGTTTATGGTAATTATGAGAATATCAGAGATAACGAAAAACTGGACAAAGGCCAGAAGGCTGTTGAGTGGGCGCATTTCTTGAATAAAGCAGAAGAGTATGGAACCATCACAGGAGCGCAAAAGCAGATTCTCAGGGATTCCATTAACTTCTACCATCAGATCAAGGCAACCACCGGGAAATATGATACTATGGTGGACGAAGGAATTGACTCTGACACCGCCTATATGATGCAGGGATTGTTTGATGGGGTCACCGGCACCGGCAAGGACGGAACCGTCAGAGACATCGACACCAGAGGCGCAGTCGCCAATTCCGGACTCCATGAGACGGAAATTGACGATGTAATGCACGCGATCATGCCGGACTATGATCCGAACGCAGAGACAAAACAATATTCGGAGCTGAAATACGACTATATCCGGTTTGTGCTCGGACTTTCTGCACCGGAGTATGCGGACACCTACAGAGCTTATCTGGATAACCCTAACAAAGAGGCAGATATTCAGGCGATGATGGATCTGGGCTTCAGCAAGGAAATTGCGACGGCCCTGTACAACGTATACCAGAGTACCAAGAAAGGAAAAGCTGCTTACCTCGGATACTATGAGGGGCAGCAATAAAGGAGGCCTTTCGGCCTCCTTTTTATTTTACACGATAAACACTATCCTCATAGGAATCCACGATCAGACGTGTCATCTGATACAGTGGGGTTCTGTCTAGTTTCTTATATTTGGGATACGGCATGCCACCAATGGTGTAGTAATTCACGGTATAAATGCGCTTGATGTTGTATACACCTCGATAGAGGAAGGGGCGACGCGTACCAATGTTGGGGCACTATTTTCCGTTTTTATGACGTTAAATGATATTAGCGACCAGATACAGATGCTCATCCAGAAGACTATCAAGGAGGGCAGATAATGACAAACCTCCAGATCTTCAACAATCCTGAATTTGGGGAAGTCCGTACCATTGTGGAAGGGGACACCATCCTGTTCTGCGGAAATGATGTGGCAAGGGCACTTGGATATGCAGTGCCGAAGGATGCAATTTCAACTCATTGTAAGGGGGCGGTAAAACGCCGCCCCTTTCCTGACAGTGGACAGTCGATGAATTTTATCCCCGAATCCGATCTCTACCGCCTTGTGTTCCGTTCCAAACTTCCCACAGCAGAGAAGTTCACGGACTGGGTGACAACGGAAGTTCTCCCCACCATCCGCAAGCACGGAGCGTACATGACCCCGGAGACTCTACAGGCCGCAATCTCTAACCCAGACTATCTTCTTCAGATCGTAACAGCCCTCAAGGACGAGACGGACAAGCGAAAAGCTCTGGAAGTTGCCAATTCCCGGCTGATTGTTGAGAACCAAATCATGCAGCCAAAGGCAGATTACTTCGACGATCTTGTTGACCGGAATCTTCTCACCAGCTTCCGGGAGACTGCAAAGGAACTGGGTGTCCCGCCCAGGAAGTTCACCCAATTCCTTCTGGAACACAAATACATATACAGAGACAGGCATGGAAAGCTGCTGCCCTATGAGGCAAAGAACAAAGGGCTTTTCCAAATCAAAGAATGCACCAATGATAAAAGCGGTTGGAGTGGGATTCAGACCCTTGTGACACCAAAGGGTAGAGAGACGTTCCGCTTACTGTGCGTAACCTAATTGCTGTTATAATATAAAGGCTCCTTGACTTCGTGGTTGTTGTTGGGGTGCATTCGGGAATGTGCTGGTAACACTTTCCCTTCCCGGTGGGTGCTGGTAACACCTGCCGGGTTTTTTATTTATTGTAGTTGCTGGATGGGTAATCCCAACCGGCTACCCATTGTGGTTGTGGATACGATGCTTCGTTGATGTTTTTCTTCTGCTGCAGGGTGGTAAGTCCTGCTCGGAGTAGTTCACGGATGACGCCGGCTTTGTTCTCTGCTTTGGTAAGAAGCTCGAATAATTCCGGGTCTTGGTTGCGGTTAATCTTGAGACCGACTTTTATAACATTCTCGGCCTCCCATCTAGTTTTGCTGGGGTGATCGGCCATTGACTTTCGCCTCCTATCGTGGTATTATAAATGGGCAAGGGGCACAACCTCCTTTCTAGGCGGTCAACCCTGTGTTCTTAGTGCTGTAAGTAAATACTTAGCAGAAACCGTCACTTGGCAGAGTGGCGGTTTTGCTGTTTTACTCTGACAGTAACCGTGAGTCCGAGGATATGGAACGTCAGTGTAATCGGCATTTGCTCACCCCCTTTCGGGTGGTGTCGCTGACCGCCGTGCCCCTTGCTTGACATGATAATATCATGGGCTAGCCCATATGTCAAGGCCCAAAAATACAGATTTTTCAGAGGTCAGAAAAAACCAGGAAAAATCCCGGGAAAATAATTGAAGAATACCCGGCAAAATAGTAAGCTCTGTTCTGGCTCCCTTGAGCCGGAGCAGGGCTTTTGTTCTGCTTTCCGCTGGGTTTATGGTGGTTTCTGGTATTATTTAACCACGATCTGAGAGCGAGATATACGAATACTGAAATTTTTAGAAAATGCTTGACATTATGCATATTATTGCTAATACTTCAAATCAATAAAAATTGCGGATTCTGGGGGTGTTTCGATGGCTGGCAATGGAAATTCCGGTAAATCTATCGCTTTTAGAATGTCGGAGAAAGAGCTTGAGAAGAATATCCAAACATTCCGGGAGGAGTACAGCGAAGGTCAGCACGGAATGGTAACATGGCCGCAGTTCTGCGACTTTATCGGATACTCTGAACGGGAAGTCATGGAATGCTATGTGAGAGGTAAAGAGGGAGACAATGCATATAGTGGTCGTGCCCGTCTCCTCGAAATGTTCCGCACGGCGGTCAAGGGCATGACAATGAAAACCTGCAACAAACAGCAACAGCTTGCAACCAAAGAGGCGCAGACAGACTACCTAACCCCACCAGGACAAGAGGACGGCCCACCAGAGGTTCGGATTGTGTTTGGATGTGGTGACGACAGGTGGATTGAGGCTATGAAGTAGCCCAACGCAACCAAATATTATTTTTGTTGCGTTCAATTGGCAAAACACCGTGTTTTTTCGGTAATCGTTAGTTATTATGACGGACAAAGTTTGAAGTATACCATAATTCCATGACTGACGGACAAACACAGCATAAAGCTAAAGGACTGCCGGGCCCGGCTGGTCCCTGGTCAATAATGGATGCCCGGCGCCTGCTGGGCTTGGCTATCAATGAAGCATATGTCTTGATGAACCCCCTCCCCCCCCCAGGGGGTATCGGAAAAGTGGTAGTTTATTATATATTATATATATAATATATCGCACATACATCTTTTCCATTTTGGCATTTCACCCCTAAACTCGGAGATACCAAAACATTTCATTGCGAAATCGCCGCTATCAATCACGATGTTTTCAAAACCTGTTGTTGTGGATTAGGTAATCTAAGATTCTACTCCTATCTTAGAGCTTTGAATATCTTAGATTACATATGCCTAGTCTTAGATTTTACTCCTATCTAAGATTCTACGTAAGTCTTAGATTATATATATAAATATATATATATATATTAATATATTATATATAATAATATCTTAGATTATCTAAAATCTTAGAGGGGGGTACCGGAAAAAGAGCCGGGGTGCTTTTGAACAGGCCACCCCGAAAAAATAAAAAATATAAGGAGAGTTTCAACATGAAACAGTACATCGGCTCCAAGATCGTCAAGGCATGGCCTTGTTTCCGCATCCCCGTCATTGGCGGCAGATATGAATATGCCCAGATGGACGAAGTCGTCCCCACTTGCATCACCGGCAAGATCGAGGACGGTTACCGCGTCCAGTATGAGGATGGCTATCTGTCCTGGTCTCCCAAGGCAGTCTTTGAGGCTGCATACCGGGAAACCACCGGTCTGAGCTTCGGTCTGGCAATCGAGGCTGCGAAGATGGGCAAGAAGATCGCCCGTGCAGGCTGGAACGGCAAGAATCAGTATGTCGAGCTGGCCTACTGCATTTCCTACAAGAACAATGCCGCCGAGGTCGTGAACATCAACCATTGCAACATTGGCAACAAGGCATTTGCCTTTGTCGGTACCTCCGGCGTGCAGATGGGATGGCTTGCCTCCCAGGCTGATATGCTGGCGGACGACTGGTGCATCGTGGAGTAATTCATGCTTAACCACGCCCGGGTAACGCCGGGCGATACGCCGATATAGCACAACAGGTGGTGCGCCGTCCTGATAAGGCGGAGGATGCTGGTTCGACCCCAGCTTTCGGCACCATGGAGGCTAGGCATAGCAACCAAGGGTTTCCATTGGAAATCATGTAGATCACCGACGGCAGGCTGCTTGAAAAGTAAAGCGGTACTCCTCGCTAAGGGTGGTTCAAGTCCACTCTGGCCTGCCGGACAAAGCAGTCCACCCCGAACCGTAATCGGGGCTACACGGAAGATTAGTGTAACGGCTAACACAGCGGTCTAGAAAACCGACATGGAGGTCAGTGATGGTCTCTTGGGGGTTCGAGTCCTCCATCTTCCGCCAGCCGCGGAAAGCCTGCAAGGAACCGGCGCGGGCCGCATCGCTTGACGATAAGGGTTAGGGCGATTCGTGGGTACAGCTGACCACGGAGTTCTTAGGGGAGCAGAACAGAAATGCACCCCGATACGGAACAGTAAGCATAACAGGTACTGCGGCGGATTGCTAATCCGTTCCATGCTACATAGGGTGGTGTCGGTTCAAGTCCGGCCTGTTCCGCCAACCTCTACGCAGGAGGAGAAAATGGAAGTAAACAAAAACGGTTTTCTGATTTGCCCGAAGTGCAGAAAGAAAACCAATACCAAGGTTCTGCCACAAACAGAACTGAAAGATTTCCCGCTGTACTGCAACCGGTGCCGGGAAGAGTTCAAAATCAATCATAACCTTGCCAGAGCTTAGAGCCAGAGCAGCGTCCGAAAGGTCGCGTGCCCTGGCTCTTTTTTGTTTTACCGGAAGGAGGAACCGATGGCAGAGAAAACCCCAGAGGGAAAAAATATCATCACTGTCGATCTCGGCTTTCCTAACTCCGAACCACAGTGGCGCTTCTTCCTGTCCACGGTGAAATACACCTGTTACGGCGGAGCCCGAGGCGGCGGCAAGTCCTGGGCCATCATCCGAAAGGCCCTTTTGCTGGCTCTGTACTATGCAGGGATCCAGATCCTTGTTGTGCGCCGTGAGTATGACCAGTTGGAAAACCCCATTATCCAACCCATGCTCAAGCTCCTGCAGCCGGGCATGTTCACCTACAACAAGACGGAGCATCTTTTAACCCTTATCAACGGCAGCAAGATCAAATTCTCTAATATGCCGGACTACTCCTCAACCGTTGAAGGTAAGTTCCAGGGCAACAACTGGGACATCCTGTTCATCGACGAGGCTACGCAGTTCCTGGAATCTGAATTTCGTGGTCTGGCGGCGATCATCCGTGGTGACAACGGCCTGCCCAAGCGCATCTATCTGTCCTGTAACCCCGGCGGCGTGGGTCACTTTTGGGTTAAACGCCTGTTTGTAGATCGGGATTTCCGAGGCACAGAGAACCCTGACGATTATGTTTTTATTCCCGCCACCGTTGATGATAACAAGAACATCAACAAGGACTACATAGACCAGCTGGATTTGCTTCCCGAGGATATTCGCCGGGCACACCGCTTCGGCGACTGGAATGCCCTTTCTGGTGTCTACTTCGAGGAGTTCACCGACGGCATCCACACGTGCAAACCTTTCCCTCTGAAGCCTCACTGGCGGCGGTACCGGGCTATGGACTATGGCCTTGACTGCCATTTCTGCATTTGGGTTGCTGTGGACGAGGCTGGACGTTGTTATGTCTACCGCCAGTTCCAACAATCCGACCAGATTGTGTCCGAAGCCGCAAAAATACAGCTAAGTTTGACCCGACCAGACGAAAACATCAATTACACCATTGCGCCACCTGATCTTTGGGCCAGAAACCGAGAAAACGGAAAATCTCAGGCCAACACATTCATGGAATACGGCGTGACCCTATACAAAGCGGACAATAACCGCAAACAGGGCTGGTATGCACTGAAGGAATTGCTCAAGATCCGGGAGGATGGCAAGCCGGGCCTGATTATCTTCGACACGTGTGGGTCTCTGATCGACAGCCTCAAATGCCTCCAGCACGACAAAACAGACCCGAACGATGTTGCCAAGCAGCCCCACGAAATCACCCACGGCCCTGATGCACTGCGTTATTTCGCCCAGACCTACACCCTTCCTGCGGAAAAAGAAGAAGAACCGGAGGAATGGGAGGATGATGAGGACAAGACTATGGATTACCGAACGATGATGTGCGGTACAGGTCTTTCCCGCAGCTACATCTTTGCATAAGAAATTTACGCCCTACCATAGGCGCGAATATACGGCCTACCATAGCCGAAGAAAAATTGGAGGATATCTCAAATGATGAACAGCGATGAAATTTTTGACTCTGTTGAAGACATTTTCGACTTTGATGTCGATGACGGCTACCAGACCGATACCGACGATGTCGTCGAGGATGATGCAGCAGAATCCGAAACCACGGCAGAAGCTACCGATGACGATGCAGAGGAAAGTGATCAGGAGCCGCAGGGCGAGTCTGATGACGCCGATGCGGATGATGATGAACATGCTGGTGAGTCTGAGAAAAACGGCGCAGAAGACAAGGAAAAGTCTGCTGACGGTGCCGACTCTGAACAGGTGTTCACTCTCAAAGTCAACAAAGAGGAGCGCAAGGTCACTCTTGAGGAAATGACCACCCTGGCACAGAAAGGCGCTGACTATGATCGTGTTAAAAGTCAGCTGGAAACTTCCCGACAGAACGAGCAGGCATTACAGGTAAAGCTGAACGAAAACAGCGGCATCTTGGATGTCCTTACCCTTATTTCTGAGCAGACCAAGACCCCGATGGACAAGCTGGTGGATCAGCTGTACGTCAACCTCCAGAAGGGAAATGGCAAGAGTGAAACAGAAGCGCGGCAGGACCTGGAGAACGCCCGGCTCCGAAAAGAAAACAATGCACTGAAGACGAAGCAACAGGAAGAGAAGGCGGAGGCTGAAAACATCGCAGCCCGCGCCCAACGTGATATTGCTGAGTTCCGGAAGCATTTCCCGGACGTGCACCTTACCCAGGAGCTTTGCGACAAGCTGACTCCGGATATCCAGGCAGGTATGTCCCTGACCAATGCATACCTCAAGATGGAAAATGCACAGCTGAAAGCAGAAGCTGAACAGCGCAAACAGCAGGAAGCCGCTGCTTCTCAGAACAAGAAAAATCGCTCCAGAACTCCCGGCAGTATGCGCGATTCTGGCGGTGGCAGAACCACTGACCTCGCTGACATCTTCGAAAAGGAACTTTTTAAGTAACTACAGGAGGAAAAATTAAATGGCAGAAACTATCCACCATGGCGAAAAGTTCAGAACCAAACTGGCTAAGTATTTCGCTCATAAGAGCGTGACCGACCACGCTTTTAACCACGATATTGATGCAGAGTTTAGCGGTTCCGATACCGTACATGTATATGAAGTCGCCACCACTCCCATCAACCAGTATGACAAGACTGTTGACCCTTCCAAGGGCAGCAGATTCGGCCCTGTGACTGATGTCGGTGACTACCAGTACACCTTCAAGATGACCCAGGACGATTCTCTCGACCGGATTGTCGATAAGAGCAACAACAACATGCAGTTCCTGATCAAGACTGCCGCCAAAGTCATGAAGGCCTACACCGATAAGGAGATTCGTCCTCGTAAGGACAAGTACCGCCTGAAGAAGTGGGCTCAGGAAGCAGGTATCCACTTTGAGCTGGATGCCGAGCCTACCAAGACCACGATCCTGGAGAACATCATCGACCTGCACAGTATGATGATCGACGAGGGTGTCCCCGAGGATGTGGGTACCCTGTTCATTCCCCGGAAGTACGTAAAGGCTCTGAAACTGGCTCCCGAATGGACTGGTCTGGATGAGTTGGGCGGCAAGACCCTGCCCAAGGGCGCTCTTAAGGGAACCTATGACGGTCTGGTTGTTCAACCCATCCCTAACCGATACGCTCCCGAGGGCTTCTACTTCTCCATCTTCATTAAGGAGTCCATCATCTCTCCCGAGAAGATCAACACCTTCCGTACCATCACCGATTCCGAGAATTTCGATGGTGACCGGATGCAGTACCACTGCAAGTATGATGCCTTCGTCATTCCCTCCCAGGCTGCCGGTGCTGCTGTTGCATGCGCCACGGGTACGGTAACCGCAACTCCCACCGTTGCGATTGCTGGCGGCAAGGCAACCGTTACCTCTACCGAAGGTGTTGTTTACTACACCCTGGACGGCTCTGATCCTCGCTATCAGTCTGCGGATGCAAAGGTCTACAGCTCTGCAGTGACTGTTGTTGTCGGTGATACCTTCCGCTGCTGTGCGAAGGCTGAGGGCAAATACGCCAGCGCTGCGACCTACGACTATATTTCCGAATGATCTACATAAAGGCCGGGTAACCCCGGCCTTTTCCCTAAAAGGAGTGACGATATGGAGATTATCACCATGATATTAAGCGGCCTTGCGCTTTTGGCTGCGATTTTGTGTTTGATCCTGATTCTTCAGGAGAAAAAGCGCAACCAAAAGCGGAATACCGCTCTGACCGATTTTATCCATACGGAAATCTTCGTAGCGGAAAAATCAATTTTGGCTAAAATCAATGAGTGGCGAAAGGATATCGAGGTGGAACAAACCAAAAACCTTGAGCATGCCAAGGGGATTATGGATATTTTGCAGCCACTTTCTACGGTGTTGAATTCTGTTGCTTGTGCTGTCAGTGATTACAGGGATAGAATTGAAAACCTTGAAAAAGGAATTGTCCCGGATTACGAAGAGGCTCTAGCGGCCAAAGATGCTGTAGACAATTTCAACAGGGGCCTTTCTAGTATTTTGGGATTCGATCCTCTGGAAGCCGCCAAGAAGAGTCGGCAGGAAAGAACGATTGGCGGGAGGGTTGAATAATGGCTCGAAAGCAGAAAATTCCAACCTGCGAAGATATCCTCAAAAAATACGGCAAATGTTTTGACTTCAATCAGCAAATTGGTCTGTATGACCAGGTGAAGGTCAATGAAGATTTCTTCATTGGAAATCAGTGGGAGGGTGTACAGAGCAACGGCTTGCCCACTCCTACATACAACATGTTTAAGCGCGTTATCAACTTCCAGGTATCCACCATCACCTCCGACAATATGGCAATTCGGGTAACAGGAATGCCCTCCACCTCCGGATATAAGGAGAAAGAGCTGGAGCAAATCTGCGAGATCGTCAACCACCAAATTGCCGCCATCATGGAGCGGAACAAGATTGTTGCAAAGAACCGGGAGTTCCTTCGCAATGCCGCCGTCACCGGCGATGGTTGCATCCATTACTATTTTGATCCCAGCATTGAAAACGGGCAGCTGGTAAAGGGTGAAATTCAGGCAGAGGTACTGGATAATCTTCGGGTTATGTTCGGCAACCCCAATTGCCGGGATGTGCAGCGACAGCCTTACATCATCATCGCTCGCCGGGAGCTGGTGGAGGATGTGCAGTGGCGCATTGAAGATTTGAAAGAAATGGGGAAAGAGGTTGGGGAAACCTACTGCAAGGTGCAGGCCCCTGAAGATATCCAACCCGATTCCGAGAAATTCCAGAACGATTTTGACAGCTATACCGATGATAAGGTCACAGTGCTGACGTATTACTTCCGCAACCGCGAGACGAAAACTATTTGGTGCATTGAATGTACCGAAAAGGAGATCATCCGGGAAGCTTACGATACCGAGCTGACACTATATCCTTTGGTCTGGATCAACTGGGACTATATCCGGGACTGCTACCACGGTCAGGCCATGGTCACCGGTCTGCTGTCCAATCAGAAATTTATTAACAAGATGTTTGCACTGGTGGGCATTTCTCTGCTGACCACTGCTTTCCCCAAATATATCTACGACCGAACCCGCATTCGGAACTGGTCTGGTGATGTAGGTAGCGCTATCGGCGTCAACGGTAACGTTGATAATGCAGCAAAGGTCATCGAGGGTGCCTCTGTAAGCCCTCAGATTGCCCAGTTTATTGAAATGTCCTTCGACAAGACTCATTCCCTTTTAGGCGCATCTGATGTTGCGATGGGCGACTCTCGGCCTGATAACACCTCTGCAATCATCGCTCTGCAGCGTGCTGCAAACACACCCATGGAACTGACCAAGCAGCAGGATTACCAGTGCATGGAGGACTCCGCCAGAATCTGGATCGACATGATGGCAGTGAACTACGGGTCCCGCATAGTCGAAGTAAACATGGATATGGGCAAACCCGGTGAGCAGCCCTTGGGTATGGAACTGCCTGTACAGACCTTTATGGTGGCCTTCGATTTCTCGTTGCTGAAACGGATCCAACTGTCCATCAAGCAGGACGTAGGCGCAAGCTCTTACTGGTCCGAAATGGCGAATGTCCAGACTCTGGAAAATCTCATGATGAACGATCGCATTGATACGGTAGACTTCCTGGAGCGTCTGCCTAGCGGTTATCTGGTCAAGAAACAGGAATTGATTGACAAACTGAATGCAAAATCTGCACTGCCACCGCCCGGTATGCCAAATACTGGAACGGACATGAGCATGGAGACCACATCCGAAAATATGGCCGTTCGGGGCGGCAGCGGCAACGGTGCGCTCCAGAGAGCGCTTAACAGAGAGGGGGCATAATCCATGGCAATTCCCGAATTTCAGGTAGATATGGACATCATCTCTAAATTGGGTGAATATCCTGGCTCGGATGACGGTCTGACGTCCGCTGGTTTCAAAGCAAAATTTGACCTGGCAGGCAAGTTCATCAAAGAGTACATCAATACAATTCTGTTGCCAAATCTGAATCAGATTGTGGATGTACAGGCGCTGCTGGATAATATTCTGGATGAGACACTGACTCAGCCGGACAAAGCAGCTCCAGCGAAATATGTTGGTGACACTCTGCAAACTCTGGGTGCACAGTTCAATATCAACCAGGCGGTCTTCTTCGAAAAGGCCATTCAGAGCGGAGATTATGTTCTGGGAACAGATCAGCAGCTTAAGGCATCTATGATCAACTCGAACACCATCCGCATTCTGGGCGGCGAAGCGGTAGTTCAGGGGCATGTAATGTCCCTGAATGTTGGTCGCTACATTGATATGCACATTACCTCCGGAATTTACGGCACCTACAGGAATGATCTGATCTGCGCAAGATTCCAAAGAGACGCGGATGGATACGAAACGCACAGCCTTGTCGTTGTGGAAGGCACTGAATATCAGACTGGCGGCGTTGACCCCGACCATTATTCCACCAATATCAACATTATGGGTGCGGTCACCCATGACTTCCCCCTGTACCGGGTTAAGATTGCCGGCGTGAACGTTTCTCTGGAACCGCTGTTCACTGTGAAAGAATCCCTTGCTGAATCCATTGTTGATTCCGTCATAGCGCAAGAAGACCTTGCGAAATCCCTTGCTGACACTGTCATAGAGCAGCTGTCCAGATGGGAAGGAGGCAGTTACTGATGGCGGTTACGATCATGCAGGGCGATTCCTATGCGATTTTTATGAACCTGACTCAGAACGGATTTGTACTTACACCGGATATGATCAATGATCTGGAAGTTTGTGTTGGCGCAAACCTGCGGCTTTCTTATTCCGACGACAGCGTGTGGTTCGATGATTCTACGCAGCGCTGGTACATCTGGCCCACACAGGAACAGACCTTCGGCTTGGAACCGGGCATCCATAAGGTTGAGATTCGTGTTAAATACCGGAACCAGAATACTACGAACGTAAAAGGCTATGTCATCATCGACAAAATTAAGGTCAACAGTGCTGTAAGCCGGGAGGTGTTGTAATGGCACTTACCGAAGAAAATGTGATTCGTGGCGCTTTGGAAGCGCATAACGATAGTTTATCCGGAAGCTTCCCCGGGGAAATGATTTTCGGTATCCAAGGCCCCCAAGGCCCGGTTGGCCCTCAAGGGCCACGGGGCCCGGTTGGCCCTCAAGGGCCACGGGGCCCGGTTGGCCCAGTTGGAGAAATAGGCCCGATGGGTCCCCAAGGCCCTGCGGGTCCGCAGGGCCCAGTCGGCCCCACAGGCCCACAGGGTACGCAAGGACCACAGGGCCAACGAGGTGAACGTGGTGAAAAAGGCGAAAAGGGAGACACAGGTGATACGGGACCAGCTGGCCCAGCTGGTAAAGATGGTCAGTTAGGCCCTGTTGGCCCACAGGGTCCACGGGGTGAGACAGGCCCGCAAGGCCCAGCAGGTCCCCAGGGCGAGAAAGGTGCAGACGGAACGGGTTTGACAATCCTTGGTTCGTTTGACTCCGCTGATGAGTTAAATGCAGCGCATCCAACAGGCAGTGTCGGTGACGCATATCTGATTTCCGGTAACCTATATGTTTGGAGTCAATCTGAAAATACCTGGATCTATGCAGGAAATGTTCGGGGTCCTCAGGGAGAAACCGGTCCGGCTGGACCGCAAGGACTTACGGGCGAAAAAGGTGAAAAGGGCGATCCAGGAGAACGGGGTCCACAAGGCCCTAAAGGTGAAACAGGCGAAAAGGGAGCTACTGGTCCATCAGGAGAGGCAGGACCCAAGGGAGACCCAGGCGACACCGGACCACAAGGTCCTCAAGGATCGGCAGGCGCAAACGGTTATTCCCCTGTCCGCGGCAAGGATTACTGGACTGCTTCTGACATTGCCGAAATCAAATCCTACGTAGACGAAGCCATTCTGGGAGGTGTCTGGTAGTGAGTATCAATTCCAAAATGACGGCCATTGCGGATAAGATCCGGGCACTGCTGGGCGTGAGCGGCATGATGGGTCTGGATTCCATGGCTTCCAATCTGCAGACCGCTACGGATCAAGTGGATACCCAGACAACGCTGATTGCACAGATTGCAGCAGCAATTGTAGGCAGGGCTACAGGCTTCGACACCTCCGACGCCACCATCACAGAAGCATCCATGCTGGAAGGCGAAGTGGGATATGGTGTCTCCGGGCGTGTTGTTGGCAATATCAAAAGCCAGCCGGCAATGACCATCACCCCCGGCGTTACCCAGCAGAAGATTCAATCCGGTGTCTATTTAAGCGGTGATATTACCGTTCCCGGAGATGCCAACCTGATTCCGGGAAATATCAAATCAGGTGAAACGATTTTTGGTATACCTGGTACTTACGAGGGAGAAGGGGCTGTCGTTCGTACCGCATCGGTCACGCCAAGCTCCAACAGTCGTTCTATCGCTTTCACTGGATTGCCTTCACAGCCGAAGATGTTCTGTGTCGTGCCTTTGGGAAACACTGCGTTGAGCAGTACCACTCGGTATGCGCTGAATGTGGCGTATGACGGCAGTACCACAAGAGGTATCTACAGCAACAACTCCACTGCCACACACACCACCAATGGCTTTACCTGGACATTCTCCAACGGTACTCTGACGATCAATACGGCATCCACCAGCAACGGCGGATATTTCAAAAGCAACACACAGTATCAGCTGATCTATGTGGCGTAAAGGAGGAAGCTTATGAGTATTTCAGGAAATACAGAAACCCTACAGCGCATCCTTGACGCTGCCAATGCACTGCCGGAACAGGTCGCTGTGGTAGGCCCTCCCGGTTATACGCCGCAAAAGGGTATCGATTATTTTACGGAAGATGACAAAGCAGAAATCGTCAATGATGTTCTAGCTGCGCTCCCTTCCTGGACAGGAGGTAGTTACTAATGGCAAATTATAAACTTGTCAATGCTGATCAGTTGGATACTGATTTGAAGTCGCTTGCTGACAAGATCCGGGAGAAAGCAGAGATGAGCGATCAGTTGACTTTCCCTTCCGGGTTTATCGATGGAATCGACCAATGCAGTTCTCTGAATTTCACTGTAGTCGGCGGCACTTCACAGCCCAGCAATCCAAAGGAAAACACCATTTGGGTAAATACCAGTACCACTATTTCCAGCTGGGTAATCAGTGCGCAACAGCCGAGTAATCCAACCAGTGGTATGGTTTGGATTTCTGTTGGCGATTCCAGCAACGTTGCGTTTAATGCACTGAAAAAGAATGCGATTCAGGTTTATCCTATGTCTGCGAAGCAGTATGTCAACGGCTCATGGGAAACCATGACGATGGATATTTATCAGGGTGGAAAGTGGAACAACTCGTTTGGAGGTAAACTGTATGAAAATGGCGATGAATTTACGGGGGTTACTGGCGGATGGGTAAGCCAATACTGTGATGATAACGGCTATAATAAAGGCAGTTATACAAATAGAAATGGCGTTATGACTATTGATGCAGAAGATGGAAGCGACATAAACATTGCTCTAAGTACATCTAATAAAATTGACATTTCAAATTACTCAAAACTCACTATAAACGTAACATCAAGAATCGGTGACGATAATGATGGAGAGTGGCAAGGTGCTTATATGTTCCTTAGTACAGAATCAAACTATTTAAGCAGACATGATTCGCTTAACTCTGTAAGCGCTATTGTCGGTATTAGTAAAACTGGAAATTTCTCCATCGACCTTTCAAGACTGTCTGGTTCTTATCATGTTTACGTTTTCGTTTGTGATGCCAAATTTAGCTTTATGGGGGTCTATTTGGAATGATTTTCATTGATTCCGATTTTAAGTGCCATGTTGCAAACGTCGCAGAGATGCGAGAATTTTATGTACCTTTCTTTAATGGCAAGTGTGATGCGTTCATAGAGGGTTATCGGTACGTCCCTATGGGTGAAAGCTGGCGAAGAGAAGATGGTAAAGTTTTCTACGGTGAAATGATTGCACCTTGGAAGGACTACAACGAACTGGATGATGCTCAGCGTGAATATGAGCGCAAGAAACTGGCAGATGCAGAAAACGCACTGGCAATCCTTCTGGGAGGTGAAAGTACATGACCTATACCGAGCGAGCCTTACAGCTTCGTCCTGTAATGGAACAGGCGGCGCAGAGTCTGGAGGATGCAGTTGCACTGACTGCGGTGGAACTGTTTCCGAAGTGGAAAGTGTTGGTCGAGAAGGGCGAGAAAGTCGCAAGGGGATTTCGGTTCCAGCACGAAGGGAAATTGTACCGCACCGAACAGCCTGAGTACACCTTCGTTGATCAGTACGTTCCCGGCACTTTGGGTACGGAAAGCCTGTTCTCCAAGGTGGACGAGACTCATGCGGGTACTATTGACGATCCGATCCCCTACGAGCAGAATATGGAAATCTACAAAGGTCTGTACTACAAGCAGAACGATGTGATCTACCTCTGCATCCGGGACAGCGGACAGCCTCTATACCATGATTTGTCTGTACTGGTGGGCAGCTATGTGGAGGAGGCAAAATGAGTCCTTGGCATTTGCTATGGATCGTCCCTTTGGCTCTGACGGTTGGAGCATTTCTGGAAGCAGTGCTGATTGGAGGTACTCGATATGACGAATGAACGAAATCCGAGTATTCTTTACGCAGGCAAACGTAGCGATGAACAAATGGAGGGCTGGTTCCATGATGACGGTTAAGCAAAAACAGCTTATGCTGTGTTTCTTTGATTGTATGACACCAGATGCCGTGGATGGTATTTGGGGTCCACAGTCAGCAGAAGCGACATGCAGACTTCAGAAAAGGCTTGGGATTGCTGCGGATGGGATCTTCGGGCAGAATACCGAAGGAGAAGTCCTGAATGCACTGGTATCCGGTGAAGGTCTGCCGGAAGCTACCGGAGATGCTGTGACTCCTGCCACTGGCACCTTCTGGGACGAGATCGAATACTGGACCCGTGAGGAATTCCGCTGCCAGTGCGGCGGTAAATACTGCAACGGATTCCCGGCAGAACCGGATGAGACCCTTGTGCGGCTGGTCAATGACCTTCGCAAACAGGCAGGAAGACCGGCCCACCGTTCCTCCGGCCTGCGCTGTCCTACCTGGAATGCTATCCAGGGCGGTGTTGGCAACAGCAAACACATGTATGGAAAAGCCCTGGACTTCTACATAGAGGGCGTTTCCGGCGCAAAGCTGCTGGCCATGGCTCAGGCAGATAAGCGGACAAGCTATGCCTACATCATTGAGGGGCAGTATGTCCATGTGGACGTAGCATAAGGGGAGGTGAGTCCGTTGGAGTTTGCAACCATTGTGCAGTGGGCGAAGGACATCTGCTCCATTGCCACTTGTGTAGCCCTGCTAATTCGTCCCGTCCGGGAATGGCTCATGGGCACAGAAGCCTTGAGAGAAGGGCAGCGGTGTCTCCTTCGCTCGGAGATCGTTCGTATTTACTACCGTCACCACGATGACCGGAAACTGCGGGAATACGAATTCAAAAACATGGAACAGTGCTATGACGCGTACAAAGCACTGAAAGGAAACTCCTTCATTGACCGTATCCATGAGGAAATGAAGGAATGGGATATTGTATAGGAGGAATACATATGAACAAACAGGAGATTATTCGCAAACTGACCAGCCGGAAGTTCTGGGTCGCTATGGTGGGATTTATTACTCCTCTGCTGCTGGCATTCGGTATCGCAGAGAACGATGTAACCCAGGTCACGGCCATCATCATGGCCGGTGCTGATGTGCTGGCCTACATCCTGGCAGAAGGCATGGTGGATGCAAAGAACACTGCTGGTTAAGAAAGACCTCCCCATTGGGGAGGTCTTTCTTGTCACAACCCTGTCACAACACACAAATAATTGAAAAACTCAGAGAAATAAAATAGCGTTAAAAGTTCAATGTAGCATATAAAAACTGCATCATAACGATAATAAATGTTGCCAAAAGTATATATTTTCTTGAATTCCAAGTCCGTGAAGGCGCGCTTGGTTCCCTCTGCTGCATCCTTTGGAATCTTAGCCAGGGAGGCGAGGTTTGTTTCTACGATGTGGTGTGCCATGGCGTAGTCGTACA